GAAATAATGCCCACCTTACAAAGTGTCATTGCCAAATGCAGCGATTTGGCTTATGACCACATTATCATACCATATTTAGGCTGCGGGAGTAATGGCATCAAACATTGGGTGTTCGAGAAAAGCGTTGAAACGACGCAAACAAAATGTAGATCGCAAATAACACTTGTTGCGCACGATGGTAGCGAGATAAGTGACCTCACATATAATGACGGCGACATATTTCAGTCGAACAGACCCATCGTGCATTGCGTCAGTGCTGACGGTGCACTATCCGCAGGATTCGCGAAACAAGTTATAGCCGCCTTTCATTGCCGCAACGAAATCCCATCAAAGATAAAGGTAGGCGAGTGTTATTCCACTAACTCAAGATCGGTTTATCATTGCGTCACGAAGAAATTCCATTCTGACAAACCAACGATGCTGCAATTCAGGATGGCCATTGTTAATCTTAGAAATATGCTAAAGAAAGACTGTGTCAATAGCGTGTGTTGCCCGAAACTCGGTTGCGGACTCGACAAGCTGGATTGGGATATGGTATCCAACATACTGAAAGAAGAACTTTGTGCTTACTCAATAGGCGTCGTTGTGTACAACAAACGTGTGGAGATAAAGAAGACTCACTCCATTATCAATGACAAGACTCAGCATCCATCAGCTTGCTACTTGTGCGGTAGATTCAACAACGCGTTCGATGGCATGAGCTACTCAAAATGTGATGATATAAACATGTTGTGTATCAACGGAGCATCACAATCAACTAACAACATTAGGCGTGACCAGAACTTTGACAATAATCATTGTCTACTAGAGGCCGCCTACCGTGCGTCCGGAACAACGATGTCAATTGCGGATTACTACAAGCAGATCAAGGTACATTGCGCTCTGAATTTCAAGAATCCTGCCAGTTTCGTGACATACTTTGATTTATGCGATTACAGGATCGACGATAATGATTTTGATCAAATCAAGTTAGCGATAGCCAATGTATTAGAAGTCAAGTTGTGCATCCGCAATCGTCACGTGAAGGACGATAGCGTGTTGGCAATGGAAAGATTTGGGAACCACCAGAGAGAGTTGTACATAAATTACAAAGACCAACACTTCACACCGCCAATTAAAGGTGGTGCTATCAAACGTAATGAGAAGTTTAAACAGATTTATGACAAGTTATATGCAGGCGCATCACCTAATTGCAGATTACAATACCATGACTTCTCCATGGCTCCTGGCGTTAATCTCATGACGAACTTTGCTGAGTTCGACACTAGACACGAATACACCGGACACCATTATGTGGGTAAAGGCAGCTATGGGCTCCATCCAAACATCATAAATGTCGATGGCAGGCTTGCTATTAAAGAACTACCCACTGGTTCGCCGTTGTTCAATTTCGATACCTACACCGACTTCTCAGACTTGTGCGTTCGAATTAACAACAGAGTTGACATCTGCTTGCTAGATGTCGGCATGGGTTACGATACAGAAATATGGTACGACCAAAATATAGGACACATGCACAGAGCGCTTAAGGAAGGAGCGAGCATCGCATTTAAATGCTTTCGTTACTCTGACACCATAATCCAATTCCTTAGCCACTTCGACAACGTTGAGGCAGACAGCTTCGCCGTTGGACAGGAATCCCATGTGTTCTGCTTCGGTTATCACGCACAACCTATGGTGGATAAAATCGAAGGCTTAGCTAAACAATTTGAACAAGCACGCGTCACATACATCAAAAGAACCGATAAAGCCGCCGTCAGAAGATATGCTAGTTGCTTCATACGTGCTGCGAAGAAAGGCATCAATAAAACAGTCAGATTTAACGAGCAGTGCATCGATAAGTTACCTGATAAGATCAATTTTGAAGCAGTCACTGGTTACGCTGGCACATCCAAGACACAAGGACTGGTGCAAACGCAATTCGCAGCCTTATGGATTGCGCCAACGTCGGCATTACGTGAGAAACACATCAAATCAGGCGTCGCATCATACACTTACCACAACATCTTCGAACAACTGCCGACCAAAGCAAATATTGTCATTGACGAAATAAGCATGTTTGACTTTGAGTACATTTGTATGATTAAAGCTGCTAGTCCTGAATCAAGCATCATAATTGTTGGAGACGTGCACCAAATATCGAAACCAGTTTACGAGGGCGAGTATAAGAATCCGACTAAATTCAAGAACATGGGCATAACAAATAATCTTAGATTTTCTTACACCATGCCACACGACATAACAAAGTATTTACGTAGTAAGTACAATTGGCTCGTCTACAGTCTATCAACCGTGGTCAACAGCGTCTACCGAGAAGTCAGTAGCGAATTACCATCACTCTCCCACTGGCAACACATTACTTTAACGAACGATGGATCACAGAAGCTGATCAAGAAGAACATACAAGCATCAACCGCCACGACTGTCCAAGGACAACGTTTCGACGATGTCGTGTTTGTCATTGACGATAAAGCAGTCAACACTAAGCTGATCACTGACTCAGAACAAATTTATACAGCAATGTCAAGACACAGAAATAGATTGGTTTTGGCTGGTGAAACAAACATACTTCGAAGAACGTTCGAGATTGACGGCACTACTTTACCAATATACTCGCAAACCAGCGGCTTGGAGTTGATTGCAGACACTATACAGACTGACGAACAATTGCAGATGAGCGACTTGACTGTACACGGAACAATCGACGACATCACAGAAAAGCCATCAAAGGACGTCATGGTTGAGTTGGCTAGCGAAAAGATTGCGCAGGGCAACTCAATCAATGACCACATCATCCCGCACGCGGGAACAACCAAGAATGCCGAGCAGGGATCCATTACAATAAAGAGTGACTCGTTACTCAAACCTGCGCCAGACGTAGTCGGTTATCGCATTAGTCCACGAATTCATGGAGTTAATCAAATTAGTAACTCAAACATAGATTCTGCAAATTGTGCGATTAACCGTTACCTCAAGAAAACACCTATATGCGACGCCCGCGAACTCAAGCAATCAACCAGTAGAATACTAGGCGGTATCGTTAACGCACTCTACGGTGACACAGCTGACAAATTCCACAAATTCGAACAAGAACTGAAGATCGACGCAAAAGACATATCTAGACATTACGCGGACTACATCGTAGCTTTGCAGAAGAAAATTAAAAACGCACCGAAAGACGCCAGCATTACCGACATGGAAAGATACCAAGCTACCAATAACAACATACTGTCAGAGATCGCGGACGTATTTGATCCAACTGGAGAAACACTTGCTTTCATCATGAAGAAACAGCTGAAATTCACAGGAAAACATCTACATGATGAGACAGACAAAGCAGGACAAGGGGTGGCTTCAATGTCGAAACGCGTTAATTTGCTCTACTGCGCTTATGCCAGGGCTATGAACCAAAGGATAACGGAAATCATTGCAAAGAACAATAGGAAGATTAAACTTTGCACATTCAAGAGCGACGAAGAAAATATAGATGACATTAATGCATTAATCAAGTCTTCGAGCACAGATGGCATGAAGTATTTTGACAACGATTATTCAGAATGGGACTCAAGTTACAACAAGACATTTGCTAACGTCATACGCATGATTATGATATGGATGGGCATGCCAATTGATATGGCTGATTGGTTCTACCAATTCAGATTGAAGTGGCGTATGGGTACAATTTCGAAAGGCGTTAGGAACACAATCACAGGACAATTTAAGCAATTTAGCGGCAACCCATTCACTCTGATAGAGAATACAGTATGTAACTTAGGATTGACATTTTCGATAATGGAAATCGATAAGTTGCAATTTGCTCTTTTCAAAGGTGACGATTGCTGCATGCTCTGTAAAGACGCGCGTATGACAAGTGAGGGGCAGTCACTCCTCAAGCAAATGGGTCACGGCATGAAACCGTCTTTATCCGAAACTGGTGACTTTGCGGGTTATGTTTTGAGTAAGAGCTCTTGCGGACCTGATATAATTCGCTACTTTTACAGAGTAATATCGGGAACATACAGAGACGAGGAACACTTTGACGAGTGTAAGATCAATGGCCCATGTCGCGTTCGACCAATCACAACACCATCACAACTTGCTGAAACATGTATCACGTGTGTTAATTATTACAAAACCAAGAATGTGCATTTTTCAGTTGACGATGTTCATTTGATGTATTGTTTTCTTAAAAATACTCTACCTCGAATGACATTTAATGATCTTGAGATCGTCAACGTTAAACATATACAATAACAACATCTCGCCAAAACACAATGAACCATCTTCTACCTACAGGTTCATAATTTGTTATTAATTATATTTACTAAATTTAAATTCACAAACTTCACTTAATCTACATTAATCATGAGAATTAAATTAAATCTAAATACTCGGCACACCATAACTACTGGGGTGTGGAAGTTAGTTGACAAGGAATCGTTCCAAATCCTAACTTTCTCACCCGCAGGTAGGCGTCCATCCAAACAATTTCGCGAAATTCGTGTTATCATCGACAGTAAAGTCGACGACACATTCGCACCAAAAGATAGGGTAACACTCATATTCAAGGTCCCTATGCACATATCACACATTGTCGTGTCAAGAACCGACATATCTGTTTATCGAATTGAAAAGATTTTTGAAATTCCCGACCATGACGAGAGATATCTCTCCGACCTATGGGATACTTTCAATGTCTCTCACACCGATAATCAGACTATACATATTCTAAATCACTGGTTTACGCATTGTGCTATGTACATGGAAAGATCCATAGACTTCCTATATGACCACACAGATTTGAACACACTTGAATCGCTACATCTCGCACACAAATGCGATATCAACAAAAACATCGACGCCTACGCAGAGGATATATACGAAATCAATGAAATGCCCAATGGTTGTATCTATTGCAGCAATGGTGTAACATACACTCGCAATTTAGCATTAACTAGCAGAGCTATATGTGGCTCCTTTAGATTTGCTTACCATTGCAATTACACACACAAGCATTAGGGCATCTTCTACCTACAACCCCAAAATTTGTTAAAAATTTAATTCTTATGCCATTTATTAAATATTAAAATTCAAACTTCAAATTCATAAACAGAATTCAACATAATGTCTTCAGGACTCAGATTAAGAAACATCGGTCAAGTCGCCGGTAACACCGACAGCGGTAAAGCTGCTGTCAT